GCTCAACTATTGCCGCCAACGATTTAGACGCAACAGAACGCAATCACGTTGCGCTAGCGGCCAATCAGCGGGCGGTGGACCTTGCCGCCCCTAACTACATGAGGGAGAACGCGCTCCGCGGATTGAAGTACCACGAACAAGGTCTATCCGGATCCGGCATTATGCCGCAGACAGTCGCGGACGCCCGCGCTATGGCTCGCGGCGAAGTGAGCGAACGCAAGTGGCGAAAGATCGGCCCGTGGATCGCACGACACCTCATAGACCTTGAAGCGAACGGAGTAGCGGACGGTGAGATTACTGCCGGCGTCGTTGCTCACCTTCTTTGGGGAAGTGGTACGTCTAAGAGCGCGGCTGAGCGTACAATGAACTACGCGAACTCAATAGTTGCCCAACTAGACAAGGAACGATCTATGACGGACGTAATCAACGCGGACCTTCGCGCAGATGCCGCGGACCTCCAAGCCGGCGACCTAGTTCAATGGGAGGCGTCCGGAGGATCCGCCTACGGTCAGATTGAAGTCAAGAAGGACGACGGCGACATTACCGCCGAACCGGAGGGGCCAACCATGACCGGCACCCCGGAAGATCCCGCCTTCTTGGTTCGGCTCTGGGCTTGGAACGGGGAGGAATGGGAAGATACTGACGTCGCAACCGTCCACCGCGCTGACGCCCTCACCAAGATTGCCGCCCTCCCGGAACGCGACAGTGAAATGAACGGTAGTTGGATCGCGCACGAGGTAGAGGGCCGCAGGATCGGCTACTCCAAGACCGAGGTTCGCGCTATGGGCGACGGCAATACCCTTGTGGGCTACGCCGCCGTCTTTGATAGCCCGTCCGAACCGTTGCCGTGGAAAGAAACCGTCGCAAGAGGCGCCTTCACCAAGACCTTGAAGGAGGGCGCCGACGTCCGGCTCCTCATTGATCACGAAGGCGTCCCCCTTGCTCGCACTAAGTCCGGCACCCTCAAACTTATGGAGGACGACCGCGGCTTGAAGGTTGAGGCCGAGTTGGATCCGTCCAATCCGGACGCCGCGAGGGTACTCTCCGCGCTCCGCCGCGGGGACCTCTCCCAGATGAGTTTCGCGTTTGACGCGCTCCGGGATAGTTGGAGCGCCAACGGCAAAGAGCGCGAACTTCAAGAATGCCGCCTCTACGACGTCAGCGTGGTTACTTTCCCCGCTTACGAAGAAACTGTCGCGGAAGTGAGGCGTCTATGCGAACAGCCCGTCGCTATGATGAAGACAACCTCACGGCGGAAGTGGGCGCGAGTAATCCAGATAATGAAGATCAAGACGACCCAAGGGGGTTCAAAGTGAAGTATTCAGAGAAACTGAGCGAGCGTCGCAACGCACTTCTGGAGAAGGCTGAGGCAATCGTTGCCGCCGCCACCACCGAGGAGCGTGACCTCACCGATCAGGAAGATGCCGAGATCGCTCAGCACGTTGCCGAGGCGAAGGATCTGGAACCAATGATCGCTCAGCACGAAGAACTTGAAGCGCGTTCAGCGGCCGCCGCAGAGGTCCGCAAGGAGAAGGGCTTGAACTTGACGAGCGTCAAGAGCGAGGCCCGCACCTACACTCCGCAGTCCGGCAACTCGTTCATCGCGGACGCCTACGCCGCGCAGTTCAGCAACGACTTCGCCGCCCGCGAACGCCTTGCCCGCCACATGAACGAGGAAAAGATTGAGCGTCGCGACGTCACCTCGTCAAACTTCGCCGGCTTGATCGTGCCGCAGTACCTCACGGAACTTGCCGCACCATACGCTCGCGCGGGACGTCCCTACGCAGACATCGTTCGTAAGCACGAACTCCCGGCTCAGGGCTTGACGATCAGCATCAGCAAGGTCACGACCGGCTCCGCAGTCGCCACTCAGACCGAAGGCGCCACCGTCCAAGAGACCAATATGGACGACACAAAGTTGGACATTTCGGTAATCACCATTGCCGGTCAGCAGAACGTCAGCCGTCAGGCGTTGGAGCGCGGAACCAACATTGACAGTCTGGTCATGGCAGACCTCGCTTCGGCGTACAATACCCAACTTGACTCAACGATTGTCGCAACGACAATCAGCGAGGCCGGCCAGTCTGTGACCTACACCGACGCTTCGCCGACGGTTGCGGAACTCTATCCGAAGTTGCTGGACGGGATCCAGAAGATCCAGACCACCTTCTTTGGTGGCCCGAACTTCATCTTGTGCCACCCGCGCCGCTTGGCGTGGATCCTCGCCTCGGTGGATAGTTCTAACCGTCCGCTCGCGGTCCCAACGATGAACGGCCCAATGAACGCCGTCGCCGTCGGCAACGGATCCGTCGTCTATGGGAACTCTGGCTACTCAATCGCCGGTCTGCCCGTCATCACCGACGCGAACGTGACGATCACGAACGGAGCCGGAACCAACGAGGACGTCATCATCATTGGTAACTCCCAAGAGGCGCACCTCTGGGAGCAGGGTGACGGCGCTCCGATGTTGCTCCGCTTTGAGCAACCGAAGTCGGCCGAGTTGGACGTGACGATGATCGTGTTCGGGTACTCCGCCTTCACGGCGAATCGCTACCCGAACGCCTTCGCCAAGATCACCGGCACCGGCCTCGTTACCCCCACTTTCTAACGTGACCGAGTAGGGTGGCGGTGGACGGACACCGCCACTACTACCGGAGGAACGATGAAAGAACGGAACGACCAAGAAATCAAGGCCCTTCTTTGGGAGCGCGTCGGCTATGAACGCCGCGGCTTGAAGGATCGGGTCGCGCAGATTGACCGCGCACTCGCGGCCCTTGGCTACTCCGGATCCGCCTCCCCCGGCGGACCGGAGACCACGGCCGTTGAACCGCCGGCAGAAAGGGCGACAATGAACCGCCCTAATCGCAAGAAGCGGGACTAATGGCAATCACGAACGGGTACTGTACCCTCAACGAAGTCAAGGCGTCCGCCCGCGTGAGCGACAACATTGACGACAGTCTCTTTGAGCGCTCCATTGAGGGAGCGTCCCGCCGTATTGACGGCTATTGCGGCCGCTTCTTTTACCAGACCGAACTCACGTCAATCAACCAATACGCCGTGGACGACTACAATCTGGCCGTCACGGATATTGCCACGACCGCCGGCCTAGTCCTCCAGACCGACGACAATATGAACGGGACGTGGAACGACACGTGGGTATTGAATACTGACTTTCAAATGGAGCCGCTGGACGCCTCCCTTCAATCCCGCCCCTATCGGCGCCTCGTAGCGATTGGCGGCAAGACATTCCCAATCCCGTCGCTCCCAGAGACCCCGGCCGTTCGTTTGACGGCGGTATGGGGCTGGCCGTCTATCCCACATGACGTCCGTGAGGCTTGCGTCATTATGGCGCTCCGCATATTCCAACGAGCCAACGCCGCTCTTGGCGTCGCCGGCTATGGGGATATGGGGCCAATCGTCGTGAGGTCCGTGGATCCGGACGTCCGCGAAATGCTCAACCCGTATCAGTTGGCGGGCATCGCCTAATGGCGGCAACCGTTTCGCAAGTGCTTACCGGCTTGAAGAACCGGCTCGCCACAATCAACGGCTTGCGCGTCTATGAGTATCAACCTACTGAGGTACGGCCTCCGGTTTCATTCCCCCAGATGACCGCGGTTGAATACCACTCCGCATTCGGTAACGGCGATTGTGTCTATCGTGCGACTATCCAGACGCTCTGCGGCTTCGTGAGTGATCGCACCGCGCAATCCTTACTGGACGGCTTCGCGTCCAATGACGGCGCCTCCTCAATCCGAGGCGCCATTGAGGGGGATCCCACCTTGGGCGGGATAGTGAGCACTCTATCCGTTCAGCGGAGTGGTAGTATCAACTACATCAAGGCGGGAGAAGCGGACTTTCTAACCTTTGATATAGAGGTAGTCATTTATTCGTGAAAGGAACATCGTGGCGACGTTCAAGGTAATCAGCGCGAAGGTTGCCGGCGTGGAGGCGGGCAAGACCGTCAACGAAGCGGATCTGCCGGAGGGAACGAATATTGACGCTCTAATCGCGGCGGGCCACTTGGCACCAATCGCGAAAGTCCAAGAAGCAAAGATCCCAGAAGTTAAGAAAGCCGACAAGGAGTAATCATGTCTAAGGTAGTCCTCAACGACGCAAGCGTCACAATCAACTCGGTGGATCTCTCCGATCACATCGCGTCCGTCACAATCACGACTGAGGTTGCCGATATTCCAACTACGGCATTCGGCGCGACCGCCATTGAGCGCGTCGGTGGATTGAAGGACAACTCAATCCAACTGGACTTTCACCAAGACTTCGCCGCCGCTGACGTGGAGGCAACGATCTACCCGCTTATCGGCACCACGACAACCGTGGTAGTCAAGCCGACCTCAGGCGCCGCCTCCGCAACGAACCCGTCATACTCAATGGAGGCACTCGTCACGTCGTGGACGCCAGTCGCCGGCGCCGTTGGAGAACTCCTCACCGCGTCCGTCACGTGGCCAGTATCCGGTGAAGTCACGAAGGCAACCTCGTAACCTCCCATGAAACTCTCATTGCGGATTGAGTGGAACGACGGCAAGACCCCCGAAACAGTCGTAGCGATCTTTGCGGACTTCTGCGACTTTGAGGAAACTCATAATCGGTCAATCGTCAAGTTGGAGCAGGACCTTCGTCTCTCCGACTTAGGTTGGTTGGCTTGGGCGGTCCAGAAGCGCACCAAGAAAACGACGCTTGAATACCGTAAGTGGCGGGAGGCGGTGGAGAACGTATCTCCCGTCGGCGACGATGATCTTGTCCCTTTGGAGAGCAGTCAGCCCATTGGAACATAGCGAGGCTCGCCGTTGAAACCGGCATAGCGCCGTCCCTTCTACTAGCGGAGTCACCGCGTATGATCTACACGATGAACGCTTATCTGCGGTGGAGAGCGATCCATTCGCAAAGAAGGAACTAATGCCAGAAGTAACGATCTACGGGGCGCGAGACACGATGCGGGCCTTGAAGTCTATGGATCCCGTCATGTACGAGAAAATGGATCAACGGATCAAGGACGTCTTTGAGGATCTCGTAGTCGCGGCCCGCGGGAACGTACCCGGCAACGTCATGAGCGGGTGGGGTCACAAGAACGCCGGCGTGTGGGGGAGCCGCCTCCGGTGGGATCCGGCGGCAGTACGACGCGGCATCAAGATTAAGAGTTCTAACAAGGGTCCGGCGAAGGGTCGTGCCGTATCTGCCGCCTACCTCTTGGTGAACAGCAACGCCGCCGGCGCCGTCTTTGAGTTAGCGGGCGCCCACAAGAGCAACCCGCCGAAGAACAAGCGTGGCTCGCTATCCGGATCCGCCCGCTTCATTGCGAACGCCGGCCGCTTCGGTCCACCTAACCGCGTGATCTGGCGAGCGTGGGATCAACTCCGCGGCGACGAGCAAGCGAAGCAAGCGATCCGTGACGCCATTCGGGAGACTGAGGAACATATCCAACGGCTCGTGGACGACATAGGTCGTTCGGGTAAGGCGGCGTAGCCGTGGCCGTACAGATCAACGTAGTCGGCACCTACAACGGTAAAGAACTAGACCGCGCCCAGAAGCAACTCGCCGCCCTATCTAAGGACGTGGACGCTACCGGAGGACGCTTCAAGAACTTCGGGTCCACGCTTTCTAGCGGCTTGAAGAAGGCGGCAATCGGCTTCACGGCAGTAGCCGGCGCCGCCGGAGGAGCCGCCTACGTCACCAAGAAGTTCATAGACGCCGGATCCGACCTTGAAGAAAGCATGAGCAAGGTGAACGTCGTATTCGGCGACGCCGCACAAGAGGTCAAGGACTTCGCGAAGCAAGCCGCCGTGTCTATGGGTATCAGCAATCAAAAGGCGCTTGAAGCCGTCGGCACTTACGGCAACCTCCTCCAAGCCTTCGGAACTACGCGAGACCAAGCGTCCAAGATGAGCACGTCGCTCGTCCAACTCGCCGGCGACCTCGCCTCCTTCAATAACGTCTCCGTTGAGGACGCCCTGCTCGCGCTCCGGTCCGGACTATCCGGTGAAACCGAACCATTGAAGCGGTTTGGTGTCGCAATCAACGACGTCCGCTTGAAGGAGGAGGCTACGCGAATGGGCCTCTACAAGGGATCCGGGACACTATCAGTCCTCGCGAAGTCCCAAGCGGCCTACGCGCTTATCTTGAAGGACACGACGCTCGCTCAAGGCGACTACGCGCGAACCGCAGACGGCGTAGCGAACAGCCAACGAACAATCGCCGCTCAGTTTCAAGACATATCTGCCAATATCGGTACCGCCTTGCTCCCCGCATTCAAGGAGATCCTAGGCTTTGTTTCTACTAAGGTGATCCCCGGCTTCAGCAACCTTGCTAGCGCCTTCGCAGAAGGTGGCCTGTCTGGGGCCATTGACTACCTCTCTGCCGGCTTGAAGGACGCCGCTCCCAAGGTATTAGCCGGACTGAGATCCCTCATTGACGCCGTATTCGGCTGGGTAGCGACGGACGGCGTAGCACTTGCCGGCCGCTACTTGAACTTCTTGGCTAAGGCTTTCACGGATTGGGTCGCGCCGGTCCTCCCCGGATTACTTCGCGCCGCCGGCGACCTCTTTCAACGGTTCGCCGCGTGGATAGTCGGCACCGCCGTCCCCGCGATTGTGGGTAAAGTCAAGGCGTTCGGTGACGCTCTTGTTGACTGGTTGAAGCCGGTCCTCCGCACCTTGCCGAAAGAACTTATGAAGTTCTTGGCAACAATCACGAACTGGATCTTTACCGAGGGCGTCCCGAAACTGGCGTCAGCGGCGCTAACTCTTGCGAAGGCGCTCCTCGGTTGGACCGTGGAACTCGCCGGCCCGCTCATCATTGGAGTAGGTGCGGCATTCTTGGAACTCTTGAAGGCGCTCCCGCGCCTCACGTTGAGCCTTGGCGAAGGAATGCTCAAACTAGGTGGCGCCCTCTTTGGCCTCTTGATTACCGGTATGAAGAACCTCTTTGGCGCCTTGCGGAACCTTGCGATTGACGCCGTGAACCTCTTGATTTCCACCTTCAACAAGATCCCGGTCGTCCCAAATATCCCGCTTATCAAGAAGGACGCGGACGCCGCCACAAAGTCGTTTGACGGCCTCGCCGCAAGCGCCCTCGGTGTAGGTGCCGGAGCAAGTACCGCCGGCAAGAACCTTCAACTATTTGGTCGTGAACTCGGCGCCACTAGGAACGGCACCATTGACTTAGGAACCGCGGCCTCTAACCTTGGCGGATCCCTTGGGGAGACACCCGGCGGCGGAGGAGGCGGCAAGGGTAAGAAGTCTGTCGCAGAAGGCGCCAAAGAAGCCGCGGAACGCTTGAAGGATATGGCCAAAGAGTTTGAGGACGCCAAGAAAACAGTCGGCGAGTTCGGTATGAAGGTAGGGGAGGCGCTCCAAGAGTTCGCGCCCTCAGACGGCCGCTCCCCGCTGGATCAGGCCGTAATGGATCTCAACGATTTTCGCACCGCGTTAGACGGCGTAAAGAAGGT